AACAGCTGATCTTTCATTATTTGTTGGCAAATGTATTTCATTACATAAATTTGATCCATGAATTTTTAAACCTTTATCTAACATGTATTTTGGTAGATTTCTATTTGCTTCATCAATAAAGTTAATATAAGGTTCACCTGTTCTAAATCTTGTTTTAATAATTCTTTCCCATAAATCTCTTGCACTTACTGTTTCACGTATATTTTTTTCATGTGGATCAATTAAATTCCATTGTTCATCTTTAACAACTGCATTCATAAATTTATCTGTTATGTTTATTGCATTATTTAAGTTAAAACATTTTCTATTTACATCACCACCTGTTGGTAAACGCATATTTAAAAATTCTATAATGTCAGGGTGTGATATATCCATATAAGTTGCATATGATCCTTTTCTTGTTTTACCTTGACGATATGCTGTCATGTCGCTATCGACTGTTTTAAGAAAAGGCATTGGTCCTGGTGACAATTTGCTATTACTTCTTACATTTGACCAGTGACCGCCTACGCCACCACCTTTAATTGACATCCAACGTAATTCTTCACTATGTGAGATAAGACCTTCAATTGAATCTTCAACGTAAGAAAGAAAACATGATATTGGTAAGCCTCTTTCTTTTTGTCCAGGTAAAGAAGCATTTGAAAGAATTGGTGAAGAATACATAAACCAACCTTTTGATGCATATTCATAAATTCTTTGTGCAAGTTCAATATCATCAAAAGAATATGCTAATGCTGCTCTTGCAAATGATTCTTGTGGCGACTTTTCAGAATCAAGTACATAATAATCTTTTAATAAATTAAGAGCAAATTCAGTAAGTTTTTCATCTTTTGATAAATCAATCTTAATACCATAATAATCTTTTAACATTTTATTCCTCATGCTTTTTTAATCTGAACTACCGACTTGACCCTCTTTTCTTTTTGAGGAACTAGTTAGATTAGTATATTCTTCTTCAGACACTATTGAAAATTTATTGTCACATTTTACTACAATAATCTGAAAAGGTAGTTTGTTATATTTATATATCATAAATGGTTCTGATGAAGTGTTTATGCAATTTACAAAAATTTCACCTGTAAATCCTGAATCTATTACACCTGCACGAACTTTTAAAGGTGTTTTTGTTATTGATCCTCTTTCCTTAATTAAAGCAACATATCCTTGAGGAATATCAATTTTTAATCCTGTAGGTATATTTGCACTTGTTTTAATTTCATCTGATAATGTTGATTGTTTATACATAGAAGGATAAACTGTTGTTATTTCACCGCAATTATATAGATCTAATCCTGCACTTTCACCATTATATGCAGGTAGATAATCTTCTTTTTTAAGATTTTTAATTTCAAATAAGTCAACTAGTTGTTTTGTCATGCAAATATTAATCATTTTTTACGTTTATTTCCTTCCATTTTTGTTTTAGCATGTTTTTCATGCCATTTTCATCTTGTTGAACTGCCTCATTTAATGTTAAATGTTTTTCATCTAATATATCAAAAGTTGACATAGAAGTATCAATATTAATTGGAAATAACAATCCATCTCTACCGGCTCGATTTTTTGCAACGAAAATTCTACCAGTTCCTTCAGATTTTTCCAAAGGTTTTCTTGAAATTGATAAAACGATATCAGCAACCTGAGCTTTTCCATATGCCTCCGACATGTTTTCTAGTCCTACGACTTCTGATTTTGATGAATCTCTATTTGCTTGTGATGCAGTCCAAACAGGAATATTTAATTCTACTGCAAGATTTCTAAGTTCTGTATAAATTAATTTTAGTTCATGTCTAAGTGAATCATATTCCCTTGTTGATTTCATTACATCTGCATAATCAATTACAACAAGACTAGGTTTAAAACCTTTAAGTGTTAATTTTTCAATATGATTTCTAATTGTATGAACTGATGCAGATCCTGTAGGATACTCTTTGATTATTAGTTTTCCAAGATTCATATTTTTATATTTTTCAATAACTTCATTTTTTCTTTCAATTATTTCATTTGAAGGTATTCCACAAAGATTTGAATCATATCTTTTACCAGTTTCATGTTCTGAAAGTTCAAATGTATAGTGAATTACATTTTTACCTGCACGCATTGCAGCACAACCCATTGCAACCAAAAAGTGTGATTTACCAACACCTGTATTTGCTGTAATTACACCAATTTCACCTCTACCAAGACCTCCACGCAAAATATCAGGTGCATCAAGTCTTTCAAGACCAGTTGGACAAACCTGTCTATTGATTTGAACAAATCTTGCTTCAATGTCATCAAAGAAATTATGACCTGAAGAATTAGGCATGCCAACAGAAATAGCTTCTTTCATGATTGTTAATACAGATTCATATTTTTCTGTTTGAATTAATTCAACAGATTTTTCAAGAGCATCTTTAAATGCTTGACGTTTGCAAAATTCAAGTGATTTATCTTTTACATATGCAATATCACCCATGTCAGGATTTGAACGCATTCTTTGCAAATATTCAATAATTTGATCTTTTAATGCAGCATCACTTGATTTTTGCAAATCTTCTTTGATTATTGTTATTAATATTTGCAATGTAGGAAATGTTCTATATTTCTTATGATAAGAAAAATATTTTTCACAAAGAAATGATAAATATTTTAAATCAAAATATGTTGGATCAACAACTTCAATCATTTGACTAGCCCATATTGTATCAGTAAGCATACCTTGAAATACTTTTTCCTGAAAGGGCTTACCAAATTTTGAAAAGTTTTTCTCTGTTGACATTTATTTAATCCTTTAAATTTATTTTTAATGTTGTAAAAAAATCATGTATATCAAAATCATTTAATCCTTCACGATTAAGGATCTTTAATAACTCAATTTTATTTATTGTTTTTTCTTTGTTTTCATATTGAAAATTTATTTTTTTAATTTGCTCTGCACTTAACATCGCTGAATCTAAATACATTAATTTCCAATTTTTAAGTACTAACTCTTTATTAGTACATATTTCATTATAGATACCTAGTTTATTTCCAGAATTAACTTCTTTTAATGAAGCATCAATTATATCATTTACAGATATAAAGCTGTCCTGCATCAATTGTGGAAATCTTTTTAATAATACTTTAAATCCTACACCTTTTACACCTTTTAAACCATCATTTATATCACCATCAAAACATCTCATTGTTATAAAATTATAAGGATATACTAAATATTCTTGTTTTATAAAGTCTGAATCAATTAGAATTTTTCTATTTGGTGACCATATTTTTATGTTTTTATCTAATAATTGATAATAATCTTTATCAGATGTTACAATTATTTTTTCTATATCTTTTTCTTGTGATTTTTTTGTTTTAACTAAATATGATATTATATCATCTGCTTCACAATCATCAACATAGATTTGTGTAATAGGTGTTTTATATAAAATTTTTATTAAAACTTGCAATTGATCATCTAATTCTTCAATATTACTTTTATCATTATAAACAGAATCATAATAATTTTCATATCTATTTAATTTTTTAGGTCTTCTACCCTCTTTATACTCATGATCAATATTTCTTCTTCTTGTAGAACCTCCACCCTCCCAAACAATAACTATTTTTAAAGGATTAAATTTTTTACAAAGATAATCAATATTATTTAAAAAACCAATTATTCCTCCACATTGTTTGTTTAATAATGAAACTTTTGGATTTGCAGCAAAATGCCGCATAAAAACATTTAAACCATCAATATAAATTTCTTTTTTCATAAATCATTATATGCATCCTTATCCATTAATTCATTTGAAAGTGCCTCAACATCTGAATAACTTTCAGCATCAATATTCATATCTGAAACATCAAATGATTTTTTAGTATAAACTTCTTCAATTAACAAATCAATATATTTTTTATATTGCTCATCTTGCATCACATTTGCAAAATCACTCTTATAAAACTTTTTATCTATAATTACAACACCATTTAAATCATGAACAAATAACTGTTTCCAAGCACCTTGTCCTCCTATTGAAATAGTATATTCACCAATTGTTTTTTCACCTACTTTTCTTAACTCATCAAAAATCTGCTCATGCTCAATTATTCCTTTTCCAAAATGAATCTCAAAATCAACAGATCTAAAAGGTGCTGATACTTTGTTTTTAATTGTTTTTGCAGATACATTAATACCAATTGTGTTTTTATCATTATCAACAATTGGTTGTCCTGCACCTAGTTTAATTCTTACAGATGAATGAAATGGTATTGATACACCTCCTGGCGTAGTTGTGGGATCACCATACATAACACCTATTTTATTTCTAATTTGATTTAAACATACAAACAAAACTTTCTCATTTGCAATAATTCCAGTTATCTTTCTCATTCCTTTTGATATTGCTCTTGCTTGCAAACCTATTGATTCTTTTTCATAATCTCCTGTTAACTCTGCTTTAGGAGATGTTGCTGCAACTGAATCCCATATAATTGTTACAGGTACATCTTTATCCATTGCTTTAGCTTTAATAATAGTACTTTCAGCGATAGATAATACTTCTTCTGTACAATGTGTATCAACATATACAAATCTCTTTGTAATATCAACACCTAACATTTTAAGGTTTTCAATTGATGTTGCATTTTCAGTATCAATATATACAACAATTCCACCCATTTTCTGGGTTGATTTTGCAATCTGCGTTGCAATATGAGATTTACCAATTGAAGGCGGCCCAAATATTTCAATAATTCTACCCTCAGGTAACCCACCATTTTTTTGATTTGAAATTATATAATCAAGCTGAATAGAACCCGTACTTATCCATTTTTTTACATGTGTTGGTGATTCATCACAACTTAAATTATATGCAACCCTCGTACCTCTCTCTTTATTTAAAGATTTTATAAGATCATTTGTAAAATCATCAAGTGACTCTTTTTCAACAGTATCTTTTGTTTTTTTAGCCATGTTTAATTAAAAATATCCTTTTTAAATGTATTATCATTATATTAATATAGCGTATAGTTTATAAAAAAAATGCTCAATATTAAAAATATTGAGCAAAAAATATTCTAATTTTTAATTTTAGTAATTTATATCAAAACTCTTCAAGATCTGCAAATGCATCATCAATTGAACTATATTTTGAATTAAGTTTATCTGGTGAATCATCATCTTTTTGTACAGATTTAACAGTTGATGATTTATGAATTGTACCATCATCTTTTGAATCTTTCACATCATCATCACCTTCTAGCCATTTATTAACAATATGCTCTAACTCTTGATATGATTTAAGCTCAAACATTTCATTAACATCTGGAATGTTATCCATCCATTCTTTGATTTTCTTTGGATCTTCAGAAAGAGGTGAATCTTTACCGCGAGGACGAACTTCAGTATCAGCAAATTGCTTTCCTGCTGATTTAGTACAAGTAATACGAATATCACGACCAGAATCAATATCTGTAATATCACCATAATCCTCATCAATCATATAATTTAGCAATGATTGATATACAGATTTACCAAATGCCCATAGACGAACACCTTTATCTTCTTCACCACGAACCACAACTGCAGCATAACAACGCATTTTAGGATAAAGCTTCTTTGCAAGCTCATATGATTCTTTTGTTGCATCATCACGAAGTTTTGTAATCAACTCTTGAATAGGATCTGGTTTTGAGAATTGATATGGAGCAAGAATTCCTGGATTTGATCCAATATTGTAATAAAAATATAGCTCTTTAAAAGGTTGACCATCATTATTTTTAAATGGAATAATACGAATTGTATAATCTTGATTTTCTTCAGGACGCCACATTACATTCTTTTTTGTATTAACACCACTTAGTTGATTTAGTTTTTTACGAATTGCTGCAAGATCAATAGCCATAATTATTAATTGCCTTTCTTATGTTAATTTTTTAAATTTCTAAATTGATATAAATTATAAAATAAATTATTTTATTTTTTTTCATTTAACCAATTATGTTCAAATTATAATATTAAATTTTTAATTTTACACTTATTAAATTCATTAATTACTTTTTAAAACTGTTTGAACTTCTTTTCTTTTTTTTGATTTATTTCTAAATTTTTTATCTGTTGTTTTTTCATCTGCATATTTTATTTCACCTGATGCATCTGCTCCTAAAGGAGCAGCAACACCACCTACCATATGCTCATATAACTTTTTTAAAATATTAAAATATAAATCATCATTCATTTAAATATCCAATCAGTTTTATTATATATATTATTCTGAAATTAATTTAAGTGATGCAATTTCTTTTCTTAATGTAATATCTCTTGCAAATAATAAACACGTTGCAAGATTTGTTTTATTATCACCATAAAACTTAATTAAATCTGTTTCAAAATCTCCCAATAATAATATTGCATTTATCTCTTCCCATTTTAATTTTATATTTTCATTTGTTATATAATATAAACTCATCTCAGCAGTTTTATATTTTTGCAAATTTTCATTCCAATTATAATATTGACCTAATTTTTCTTTATGCCAATCAGATAAAGACTCAACAAATCTTTTTTCTCCATCTATTCCTATTCTTCCTAATTCTGCAATACAACAAATTTTTATAAGTTGTCTTGTATCAATATTTAATTCAAGTGAATCATTTATTTTTTTTGCATTTTTTGCAAACTCAAGAATATATTCAACTAATCCACCAATACCACAAAAAGGCTCAGATACTTTCATAGAATATGTTGATTCTATAAGATTTTGATCCAATTTATTTATCAGTGATAAAATATCATCATCACCTATTTTTTTAATTAAATTAAAATATTTTTCCCATAAAACTTCAATATTCCTATCTTTTAATTTATTCAATTTTTATCCTTTATTGTTTATAAAATCAGT